AGTCGAGCACCGGTCGTAATGCCATAATAAGAGGAAGTATCAGCAAACCACCAATACCACAAGCCAGCCCCGGAAGCGTCGTTCCAATGACCGCCGACAAGAGCAATCCTATCTCCATCAGCTTGGTAATAATAATCACACATATTAGTATCACTACTTCCAGCTGATTCAGTAGCAAACGCTACCATAGGATTAGCGGAATCATATCCTAGCTTAGAAGCAAATCCATTAGCGGTTGCATTAGTATAACCTAAAGCTTTATAACTACCACTAAATGTATCTACAGCATACTTATTGGAATCATAGCAAATATAAGCTTTTCTATCTTTAATATTGATTCCATCAACAAATTGCCATATATTACCGAATATATCTTCAATACCTCTATAAATCATAGAAGTATTATCAGTTCCGTCTTTGCTTCCTGACTTCATACCCAGTACATCACAACCACCACTATTTATTGGTGCTGTGTGAGAGCCATTAGTATAACCTAAACCAAGTTTAGATTGACTATTGTAGTCAGCATATTCTACTAAGTAAAGCATTTGTAAGATAAAATAGTGCCAGTCCATTTGACCGAATCCGGCTCCTAAACTTCTTGCATAACTTCTAAAGTTTGTAATAGTTTTATTTGTGAATGGTGCGTATCCACTTCTACTATAAACTCTTGATTCACTACCTGACATAGTATATCTACCAACCGAAAACTCTTCACTTTTAATATAACCAGCTAATTTATTTTTTGAGATTAAAATATATTCATAATTTTCATCTCTATATCTTTTCCAATAAAATTCAGGTATCTTGGTAAATACATCACCATTTGAACCATCAAACTTAAAGGTTGGATCACCATAATAGGCGGTTATTTGCTTAGCTGTTATATCATAGTTGTACGAAATTATATCACTCCACGGATAAATTTCATCAAAATCATTTCTTACAGGCGTTGTTCCTACTTGAGCGTTAGCTACAAGTCCCACAGCGTCTTTTATTCTCTCCCAAGCTGATGATGAGGTAGTTAATGACCTTTTAATACCATATATTTTATTTATATTTTTAGTATCAATAGCACTAATATTTATTGTTCCTCTTGCTACTAAATTTTCATCATCACTATTCAACAATGAATATTTGAAAGTTATATCTATATCTTCATTAGGTAATTCAGTAGTTATTACTTTAAATCCACCTGTATAAGATAAAGTATAAGCAATATTTAGTTTAGCTTGATTTTCAATATCCAACATTCCATCAACAATAGTTTGAGCTGTAATGTCCTCATTTATTATATCATATTCGTAGTATCCTGTACTAGAGTTTTTAGTCCAGTTAGCCACGAGTAAAGTAGTAGAATATCCAAAATCTCTATTTTTAAATGATTCTTCAATTCCATTTTCAATATTATTCATCTTCTCAGCTTCTACAAGAGTTCCATCTTGAGCAACTTCACCCGGATCTTGAGTTAAAGTTATAATATTGTTATCTTGGTCTTTATACCTATTAGGAAATTGGACTATTCTATCTTTCCAATTCGTTTTATTATATTGTTTCATAAACTAAACTCCTCTCCACAATATATCAAACCTGCATATTGTTTTATTTTTACAAAGCCGACAGGCTCTTGATTATCAGGCTTAGCATACAAACCAATACCATTAGCTCCACAATAAAAAGTATTACACTTTCTTAATTCTCTCATACAAGAATCAATAATACCTTTTATTAAAGTTAAAATCTTTTTCAAGAATATTAGCTTTAATATAATCCATCGTTTTACTAAATTCTATTTCTTTATATTCTTCACCTAGATTCATACCATTTTTTAAAGTTAGAATATTTTGCCTTATTCTATTTATGTCTTTAATGTGAGGTATGTCTTTAACATTCCAATCAGTTTTTACTTTTATATTGATTGGATAATAAAATAAATCACTATTATTTAGTAGATTCATTATATATTCACAATTACTTTCTATTCTATTTAAGTCAGTATAATTATAAGCACCTTTATTATTGCTATTAGTTGGATCTAATTTTATTAAATCAACATCAGCTTGTGTTCTATCATATATAGGATCTATCCACGCCATTAGTTATCACCTACTTTTACTACTACACTATTACCAGACCAAGCTCCATCATAGTTTATATTGTTTTCTACTAAATAACCAATTAAACTATTACTAAAGTCAGTTTCTATAGGAATAATCTCTCTAGTATCTTTTACAATATCTCCTCTATTTTCAAAAGAGTAAATATTTCTATTGTTGTACCAGTTTCCTATAAAGTCTTTTAATTTAGTTTCTTTTGAACTTTCAACCATTTGAGTAATCAAATCATTTTTATATTCAATATTCTCACCATCATCATTAAATTGTTTTGAATCTATTGTTTGACTATTATTTATTTTCTTACCTGATACTTTTAAAGATATTGTATCTTCACCAGTATTAGTAATTTTTAATATTGCATATCTACCATAATAATTAGCACTAACTATAGTTCCACCTGTTATAGTAGCTGATATGTCAGTTGCTAAGTCATATTCTATTTCAATAGTCTTTGTTCCTGTTATCTCTAAAGATTCATTTTTAAACAATTCACTCACATTATCTTCCTTAGAATAATGATTTATATATATGATAGTATTATGTAGCTCACTTTGTACTTTAACTACAGGATTGCTAGTAATAAAATCATATTTCATTCCATCAGGATTTAATACATAGTTAAAAGGTTGAATATTTATAATATTCTCTCTATTAGTAAATAAAATACAATTTCCAGTAGTTGCTATTATTTGAAGTAATTGTCTAGCTTCTAATTTAGGTAAAGGTGCGTCAGTCTTAATCGACTTTAAGCCACTCCATAAATTATATTGGCTACTATCTATATTACTATCTTCTAATACATCTACCGCTAAATCATATAAACTTCTACCACTAGAATTATACACGCCTTTTTTATAAACTTTAGTAAGATAATTGATAAGTGAAGTCGTACTAAATGATACTTGATTTTCCCCAACCTCTACCGAACCAGTAAGAAGCATTTTTCCACCTAATATCCATTCAATAGTTCCATCATCTAATTGATAGCCCCATTCATAAGAAATAGGTTGTTGCTGTAATATATATCTATACCAGCCTTGCGGATTATCAGGATTAAACAATTTATTCATATTATCAATAGTAAACTTAAATGTATGAGTAGGAAGCTCCGAGTTTATCATTGTTGTTTTTTCCTTACTTTCAGCACTAATTAAGTTCTCATCGGTATATGTTTCCATAATACCAAATAGTAATTGATTTACTCTTATTCTCCTGTAAGGTAAACTAGATTCTATAAAATATATTTCAATTTTATTCCATCTAACTAACTCTTCATTATCAGCAAAAATTAATCTATCACTATAACTACTCAAAGTATAATCTTTATCCATAATCATAGTGCTATCTCTATATGCTTTTACCTTTAGTTTTTTTGCATAGTTTTTATCAATACTATCAAAAACCATTGTAAGTCCTAAAGTAGTTAAGTAAACGCTAGATGTAAGAGTTATACAAGCTTTATCACTAAACAAACAATTTTTATCACTCATATAAGAACTCACATAAGTTTGTTCAAGTTCTTCACTACCATATATTGGTTGACTATCATTAAGAAGCCAAAAGTTTTTTTCAAGTGTAGCATAATTTTTAGTTTGAGGTATTGTTGTTTCTTTGATATTATCTAAGTCACTAAATATCTCTTCACTATTACTTGATAAGTCCGGATTAGTTTCCGGATCCACTATATTAAATTTAACTTTCAAAAACCCAAGATTTCTCTTAGGTTTTTTAAGTTGTTCAATCATATTTTTACTTGCCATAATCTAATACCCCATATCAATAATGTTTACTTTAACATTTTTATATTCAATAGGCTTTTGTACTGACTGATAGTTTTCCCATTTACTAGGTTCACCACTCAAGTTTCCAAAATAAAACCTACGAACAACAACATCAAGTTCATCACTATCATAATAAGTTAAAAGAACTTCAAAATTAGCAACTTTCTTTTTCAACCAATTATAATCTTCTAAGGTTAAAATAGGAAAGACTATATTATTAAACTTATTTATTCTCCTATTTATAGGTTGAGCTATTGTTTGTCCTCTAGTATTACGAGTACCTTTTACTAATTGCTCATTTTCTTCTAAATATCCTACTTGAGGATTACTAGGAAGAGCTTCACCATTAAATAAAAACAATGGATTTTTACCTTTTTTTATCATTAGTTATCCCTCCTTAATAAGCAAACGATGGATTTTTTCCACCATCATAACCTTTGTCTTTCTTATTTTTATCATAAACATATACTAAATCATCACCATCAGCGGTTAATTTTCCAGTAATATTTACATCTACCTTTTGAGAAGTATTATTCATATTAGATTCTTCAAGAGCTTCTTTCATAGTTTCTTTCATCATATCTCTTGGAGATACAATTTCCGGATTGGATCTTGCATTAGAATATTCAGCAACCCTTACTATAGTTTCTTTATCTAGTACGCCTCCGGTTTCTAGGCTAGGTATTTGTGGAACATTTACAAGTTTTATCAATCCTTTAAATGGTTCTATTCCTAAGAATGATATATCCCTGACAGTCTTTAAAGCTCCATTTATTGCATTAAATGGTATAGAAACAACTTTGTTTATACCAGCTATTAAAGTATTAACTACTGACCTAAACGCATTGAATATACCATCTTTAATACCACTAAAGATTCTTCCGCCACTAGAGAATATATTTTTTACCCCATTCCAAGCATTACCAAATATGTTTTTAAAGAATGTTGCCACTGATGAGAAGATATTTTTAATACCATTCCAAGCGTTTTGAGCTCCATTCTTCATAGTATTCCATATACCATTAAATAGATTAGCTAAAGGCTTAATAACAGCATTATTAAACCAAGTGCTTACTACTGACCATATAGACACTATAATATCCCAAGCACCTTTAAATATTGCTCCTATAGTATTAAATAAACCAGTGAATAAAGAAGCTACAGCGTCTATTATTCCACCTAAGAAAGTTTTTAAACCCTCCCAAGCTTTACTCCAATCACCAGTAAATACTCCTGTAATAAAGTCCATTACGCCACTTAGTGCGTCAATGATACCACCTATTATTCCACACAAACCATCAATAACAGGTTCTAGTACATTCATAATTACATCAATAATTGTATCTATTATTGGTTTTAAGAACTCCCATACTGAGCCAATAGCTATAATTATTCTTGATATACAATCTAAAACTTTATCAACTACTGGAGCTAAATAAGTTTCATACATTGTCACTACCCAAGCCATAATTTCTTGAGCATATCCAAATAAATCAGCTAAAATACCTAATACTACATTTAAAGCACTTTGGAAATTATCACTCATAACCCAATTCAATAAAGAATTAGCTATACTATTAACAATATCTTGTATGCCTATAAATATATCAGCTATAGCTTGAATTATTGCTGTTCCATTTCCAGCGTTATTCCAAGCATTAGCTAGAGCCTGAGATAAAGCTCCAACAATATTGAATACATTAGTCCACATTTCTAAGATATTTTCGACTATTTTTTGTCCTGTACCATTAGTCCATACTTCAAATATAGAACTAAACACAGCTATTCCTAGACTTTTTATACCCTCAAAAGCATTTTTTAAACTATCTATAAAAGCTTTACCTTTGTTATCCCAAGCTTCTTTTATTGGATCAAATAAAGTAGCTAATAATTTTTTAGCTTTATCAATCCAATCAAAAAGAAAATCAAGTTTATCCATATCTACAGGCTCTACAGTTATAGGCTTGTTGTCATTACCTGATCCAGTATCGGTGCTGACAGTATGGAACTCATCTAAACTAGATTGAGTATCACTTAATTTTTTAGTTGATTTAGCTTGACTATCTAAGGCTTTTTTATTAGCTCTTGCAACAAGATTTATTCCTGTAAGAGCCTCAACAAAAGCATTTACATAGCTTACAGCTTTTGAAAATAAACTAATAACAAACTCTAATATTGGTGCTAATAGACTTCCTAGAACATTCCAACAATTTTGAATAGAATTACTTAATTGTGTATCATAACTTAAATATGATTGCATAGCTCTACTAACCATACTAAACGCTGTTCTAACGCTTAATAATCCCAAAGCAAACTTTTTAATAGATTTAATTCCATTATTAAAAGTTGAAGTAAAACTTTTACCTAAGCCTTTGCTACTTGATAAAGTGGCTTTAAATTTACTTCCTAAACTAGCTATATGTGTTCCAGCACTTTTTATTTTAGCTTTTATTTTATCAAAAGCACTAGAAACTTCTTCTCCAGTATTTCTTCCTTGATTTTGTAGTTTTTTTAATCTATTTTCAAGTTTTTCAATATCAGCTTCAATCTTTAAAGTATCACCAACTTCAAACCCCATATCAGCTTGAGATAACAAATATTTTAAATCTTCTATTTTTGATTTTAAATATTCTTGTTGTTTAGCTGTTTCTTGGATAGAATTACTATATCCTTTCATTTGAGCTTTCATTTGTGATACGCTAGAAGCACTTTTACTAGCCATATCTTTTGCTTGAGTAGTTAGATTTTTCATAGGCTCAACACTCTTAGCTACAGCTGATTTAACTTCATCAGTTATTTTTTTAATACCGCTCATAGCGTCAGTAATATTAGCCCTTATAATTATTTCTAATTCTTCTATTGTAATAAGTCATCACCACCATTCCTTTGTGTGATTCCTTATTATTCTTTTCCTTTCGTTTCTTGCCTCAACTCTTCCGTCAATTCTAACATTAAATTGACTAATTCCTCTCCCTCACTTGCTTTTCTTTCAAATACACTTTGTCTTGCTAATTCCTCTTTAAATAAATCCGGATAAATTTCTTTAATAAGATTTACATTTTTAGGATTTTTAGCTGTCATACCTGAGCCTATCATTTTATTACCCAAATTTTCAGCTAACAAGATTCGTGATTTAATTTCTTGCTCATATTGGAGAGAACGAGATTCTACAAACAAAGCTACTTCTCTATAAATAGAATCCCAAAACTCGTGAGGTTTCATTCCAAATCTATAAGCTAAAGGTTCTAAATCATATATTAGATCTATATAATCTAGCCTTTGTATCCTTTGAACTCTTCCGCTACTACTTCTCCCATTACTTTTTCCGCTGTATTGGTAATTACTTGATTGATGTCGAAGCTGGCTAGCGGATTGTCCATTTGAGCCTTTATTTCTTCCTCCGTCATCTTTTTGCCGAAAAAACTTTTATCATTTATCTCCTCAGCTAGTAATTTATATATAGCTTCATAATCAGTTTCATTCTCATTAACATAAGCTTCCATCATATCATAAACTTTGTTAGAATCGTTATTTAATTCTTTCTTTGTTTCGTCATCAGCAAAGCTTAAAAGAGCGTCAGCTAAGAACTCAAAATCTACATCGTTTAAAGCCTTAAAAAAAGCGTCCCTTAAATTTTTAACCTTTAATTTTTTATTCATAGAAACTATTTTTTTCATAGTTGCTGTAAATGAATATTCTTTATCTTTTACTTTTAAAATCATAATAAAACCTCTTTCCTTTATTTTTATTTTTTATTAGTAGTTTTTTCTACCTTTTTAGTTTCCTTACTACTTGTTTTTTCTTTTATTTCTTCAAATCTAGGATTAGAACGGAAGTGTTTAAGATGTTCCGCATTGGTAATATCCCAAACACGACCAGTTTCCTTATTTTTAAATTTAGCCATTATTTATCACCTATTAGCTACCTGATTGAGTTGGAGCTACTGGTAATCCGTGACTTTCTTTTACACTAGAATTTCTATATAAAGTTAAAGTATCTTTAATAATATCTCCAGCTGTAATAGTATCACCAGTTAAATCCATTTGAGCTGAGAAAGATTTAACTAAAGGACTTTCTCCACTAGCACAAGTAGATTCAGGATAACGAATGAAGAAATAATAACTTTTATTGCTATCAGCTTTAGTCTTTAATTCATCGTGTTGTTCACTCTTATAAAGAACTGGGATAGCTGGAGTAGTTGCTTTTTTACTACCTTTACTTTGTTCCTCTCCGTCCATATCAGTAGTTTGATATGTCACAGCTTCTGCTGGATCTTCTATTGCTGGAATTTCCTCAGTATACATAATTAAAGTTAAATCAGATTCACTTGGATATTCCTTTTCACTTATATAAATTTTAGTTAAAGTACCTGTTTTAGGTGTCATATATATTCCTCCTTTACCTATTTTACTTTTTCTAAACTATTTGTGAGAGCATTATAAAACACCTCGTAATTTCCTCCATAACGATGACATTTAGTGTTCTCGTCATAAAGGTTTATAGGTGTTCCTGTTCTCGTAAAATTATATCCTCTTAATTTACTATCTATTTCATCAGCAAGTTCAATACTGGTGGCTTTCTTTTTAGTCCAAGCCTCACAAGTAATTGAAAATCTTGATAATATTGGTAGTTCCTCTCCGTTTACTTCGTCTAATCTCATTGGAGCTTGTACTACTATACAAGGAAATTTACTATCTCCATTAGGATTTTCTCCTACTACTTGTTTCATAATAGTTTCTAATATAGTTATTACCATATCGTAAAACTCACTTACTTTAAATTCTTTCACTTTAATACCTCCATCAACATTTTTCCTATTCTCTCATTTACTAAATCAGCATTTTCCTGACGAGAGGAAAATGAAGCCGGACGCATAAATGGATATGGTTTAGTAGCAAACATTAAATAAAATTGTTTTCCATCTATTACTATTATTCTTTCAGGACTAAATTGTCTATCAACCTTTTCTACAGGCAAGAACCAATATCTATATCCACTTTGAATAAAGGTTTTAGTTTGTCCTATGTGTGGTAATTCAGCTTTAGTTCCTGTACCATATTCCAAAAATGGTGCGTGAGAAAATAAATCTTTGTTAGTATAAACTCTACCAACAACTTTACCTTTGTCAAAATCCAATATTTCAATAGGAATAAGTTTCTCATCTTTATTTCCACGCTTATTTTTCAAAGCTTTTTCTTGAGTATTTTTTAAAGAATCTTCAACACCTAATTTAGCTGTTTCAGGAAGCTTTTTAATTATAGTTTCCATCTTCTTTTCAAAACTTTTAAGATTATCTTTATTCCAACTTATATCAATCATAACTATTCTCCGTTATTAGTAATTAAAGTATAAAGTGTTGTTTTACCTATTTGTGGCTTATTTTCAACTAAATAATAAGGCTTTTTATCATTTTTAACCTTTTTATCATCATCTACTTCTAAAGGACTAAAAGATATACCATCACCTTTATCTATATCAACTTTTCTATCAATACGAAGTTTAACAATTTCATAGTCTATTTCACCAGCACTATTGCGGTTTAATTCGTCTATGTCTTGCTGTGGATTTAACATTTCTTCACCTTTATAATACCAATCAGTAGTATAATCACCCTTTATCAGTTTTTTTTCAGGTTTATAAATGTATATTTTGGATAAGTTCTTTATCCTCATTTCATCACCCTAATAGATCTAACCTTTTGAGCTAGTTTTTCTTCTATATCTTCATAAGATGTAGATAAACTTCCCTCAGTAGAACTAGAACTACCCTCATCTCCTCGTAAAAGATATGCTGATTTAACAGCCTTATAAACATACGGATATAATTTTTCATCGTCTTTTGAACGATTAGAATTGTTGGAGGCAATAGAAATATAATCATCAATAAAATCCGACAATATACTATCGTCCCCAGTTTTAAAGTTCACGCTAAGGTCATCTTTTAACCTTTTTAGCATTTTATTTTTAGCTTCTTCTTTCATTCTATTACCCTCCAATTCTAATTATTTTATTCCTCAGGAATTAAAGCTAATAAATCATCTTTTTTCATATCTTCACTAGCTTCAATATCAAGAGTTTTAAGATAAGCTACTAATTCTTTTTTAGTATAATCCTTAATAGCTTTTTCTTTAGGAGCTTCTACTTCTTTTAATTCTTCGTAAGCGTCACTTCTTGCAAATTGCTTAGCAACTTCCTTACTATTAACTAATAAAACAGCTCCTGATTCTTTACATAAAAACTTTCTCATAATTTAATTCCTTTCTTCTCTTTATTTTTTTATTTAACTACGCTCTAGTGTAATATGTTTCTTCACTATCGAATGTAGCACCTGATGGAACAGCTGTATATTCACCTTTGTTATAAGTGTAATAAGTTGTACCACTAGCAAATTGTGTAATTTTAGCTTCTGTATAAGTATAATCACAATCGTATAAGATAATTTCAGGTACTAAAGCTTCTCCACCTGAGTATGCGAATAATTCAAGTGCTATAGCGTCATCGAATGGTACTTTTTCAGCCCCATACTCACTTGTATAGTTTGGTAATGCTATAGCTTCTTTTAACATAACCATAGCTGGAACATCACTTGGCATACGATTAGATTCATAAGTGATAACTGATTGATACATACCAATAGCTCCATTTGATGGAGTTGTTCCGTTAGGTAGGCTATCTAAATAATCTTTTAATTCACCTTTATATTTAGTATTTACTACTAAAGCTATTAACTCTTCATCTACACCATCAACAAAATCATTTTTAGTCACTTTAGCTGTACTAATTAATCTATCAACGATTTTCTTAGTTGTATCTCCACTAACTCTTTCAACTTGGATACCAGCGTCACGACCAATTCTAAAGAACTTTCTATCATAGTAAGTCTTGATGACATCTTGAGCGTTTTTACTTCTCTTTTTAGCCATACCATCAACACCATATAATTTAAGGTCTTTTTCTTGTAATTCTTCAATGATTTCTTTGTCATCATCAATATTTACAACAACTGGTTTAGCTTTTACTTTATTACCCTTTCCGTTTGCTCTTGCTGTTCCTTTTTCTTGGATTACTGCATTTGCAAATCTCTTATACTCTACACTTCCTGTAGTAGGATCTCCACTACCATTTTTAGCTTTTAAAGCTTCACTGACACAACCTGATTGGATATTTTCAATAACTCCGTCAAGTGTTTCAGCTAGACTATCCATAACATCATCGTTTAAATAGTCTTGAATATTTAATGAATTTTGTTTTGCCATATTAAATCACTCTCCTCTTCCTTTTTTGGCAATAACTAAACGCTAAATCTTGATACTCTTTCACTATTTGAAGAAATATTAGCGTTTACTGTCTTAGGAGTAGTTTCTTTTAATCTCTTATTCACTTCATTTTCAACAGCACTATCAAATACTTTCTTTATGTTTTTAATAGTAGGCTCTACTTGTTCAGCCTTAATGCTTCTAAAGTCTATAAGATTCAATAAAGAAACATCTACCTGAGTTTCAGGAATATTAGCCATCTTAATTGCTTCTTCTTTTAATTCATAAGCACTTAATTTTAATTCAGCTTCTTCCTGTTTTTTTCGAGCTTGTTCTAGCTCATAATTTCTACGCTCATCATCTTTCATCTTTGCTAATTTTTCGGCTTCACTTTGTTTAGCTTCTTGTTCAGCTTCCCATTTAGCCTTAGCTGTTTCTAAAGATTTTTGAACTTTCCTATCAAATTCACTTTGATAATTAGATTCTTTCAACATTTCGTCAAAAGTTTTAGGTACATTAGCACCTGCATTTTGGTTTTGTTGAACATTGTTATCAACAACACCATTTGAATTATTTGTGTCCATTCTTATTCCTCCTTTGTCCCAAGCCATTTACTTTTTTAAGTCCCCAGCTCATTACATTTACACAAAACTCCATTGTTGAGCCACAATAGAAAGGCATTAAAAAAAGGAATGTAGCTATCATTCCTCTTAATAATCATTATTTAGTGCTATTTTATAAGCACTATATCAACAATAAAGTATTTCTTTACTATTGATATACTACCTATAAAAGTAGTATAGAAAAACAGCACCTTATTTAGTGCTGTCATCTAGTATATCTATTAACCTTTCGGCTTCTTCCTGTTTCAAATTGATTGCTATTTGAACTATTAAATTATCCCATTCACTATCATTCAATTCTTTATCAGGAATATCAATATTTTTTGATTCTAATAATTCTATATCTTTTATAGATAAAATCTTTCTAGGATTATTCATTTTTCTTACCTCTTCCCTTATATGCTGTCTTGACACTTAATTCTTCTATATCAATAGCAACCATTTTTTTATCTTTGAAGAAAACCTCACTATTATTTATAGGACTATACCAGTGATTAGTTGGATCTTCTAATATATTTTTTATATCTTCCTTAGTGATATTTCTATCTATCATTCTATCAATGGTATGTAGTTTTATTTCACCAATAGTTCCAAAGTCTTTGGCTTGAACATTTCTTAAATACTCTCTTGTATCATTTACTTTTTCATAATAACTATTAAATGATAAAGTTTTCTTTTTTTCACCTATTTCTAGGTCTTTTTTATAATGTTTTCCTATTTCCTCTTTGAGTTTTATTTCTTCATAATAATTGCTATTATTATACCTTAATTTAGCGTATTCTTCAAGGCTTTCAGGTACTTCACTAGGTATTATCCTTTTTAACTGATTATACTCGGCTATAAGCTCATTATACTTCATTTCAGTAAGATAAGTAATTGTACTTCTACAATAATGAAAATGATTATTAATTGGTGGCAAATTAGCCCCAACTTCTAGTCCTTTAATTGTATAAAGAACATCTCTTTTATCATCATCACTATATCTATAAAATCTATTCCAATCATTAACATAGAATAACATACCATTCATACCATCACACATCTTAGTTGTTCTATCATCAATTTCAGCAATAAATCTAGCTCTTAATTTCTTTTGTCCTACATCTTCACCAGCTTTTAATAATGATTTATTGGCTATTTCTACAACTTGACTATCTAAAGCACCGCTTATTTTATCATCATTTATAGAAATATATCTATTTTGTTGCTTTTTTAAGATGTTTTTAAACACATCATCTTCTATATTAGGCTTTTTATTTTGCTGTAATTGGATAATAGTTTGTCTTTCTATTTCTTGAGCGTTAGTTAGTGCTAAAGCTTCAATATATGTTATCCAGCTACTACCTTTTACATTAGGTAAACATAACATAGACCATATATATTCCCAAGTTAAACTCCATTTTTTCTTTTTAGTAGGTTTTATTTCATCAATACCTTGTTTATATAAATCTTGTCCTATTTCAGTAAATAAGACTTCCTCATATTCGTCTAACTGACTTCTTTCTTTTACAAAAGCACCCCACAATAATATACTTAACATTTCTTGATTAGTAATATATCTCTTATTTAGAATTTCTATAACTTTATATTCAAAATATCCTTTTAATAATTCAAGTTGTTTCCATTCATCAACAACCCTAGATAATTTTTTCCTTTGGTTATTAGAAATAGGCTTATTTAGATCCATATAATTAAAATCAATACCATTAAATATATCTTGTATATTATCTTGAGTTTTTAAGTTAGTTTTTTTATAAATTCTAAGATAATCTTTTAATTTTAAATCAGTGTAATTCCATCGGTTATTTAGGATAGTTTTATTATCCATTATATATCACCTACTTTTCTTGGCTACTTTGCACACTTGCGTCTTGATTAGTATTAGACGCATTTTTTGTTTCTTTTGCGTCTTGATTATTGTTTTCTTCTGCTTGAGCGTCAGCTCCATCTTTACCGAAAGATTCAATCTTTTTCATATTTGCTTCAAGATTTTCTTCACTTTGTGTTTTCATTTTTTCTATTTCACTTGAAGCATCTAACTCATCAGGTAATAAGTTGATGACAGTTTCATCACATACTAATCCTCTTAATGATAAAGCTCTATCAGTTTCGGCTTTCTTATCAGTAGGCATATTTCTTTGAAGCTTTATTTTTAAGTTTCTAAAGTCATATTTTGTACCTTTTTTTAGATTAATTCTAGTAGTAAAGGCTTCCCACATAGCTAGTAATTCTTTTCTAACTGATTTATCTAAGTATGTGATAGATTGTTCTAGTGGAAAGAATTTCTTTTCTAGTGCTGAGCTATTATCGGCATTAGTAAAGCCTAAATCATTAACATTAGGACAACAACTAACCATAAATATTAAATCTATAAGTGTTTTCTTATAGTTTTCTAAAGCACCATCATTGATATTCTTTTCTACCCATTCAATACTTCCACCCTCACCGGCATAGAATACAGGAGCTTGTAATACTACTTCATCTTCCTTTTTTCTCTTTTCATTAGGTATCCATATAATATTACCCTCTTCATCGTGTTCTATTTCTCCGTTATCATCTCTTTTTTCGATTAAAGTATCTTCTCTAGGTTCATAACCAGTCACCATTAGTTTAGCGTCATCATTGTATTGAAAAGTATTACCTGAGTTCTTCATAACTCTTTCATATTTAGCAATACTAGGTTTTGCTAACTCAAAACAAGCTAATCCATCAGGATTTTCTATTGCTATACAAGGAACACAACCCCAGTTGATCGTTTCTCTTGCTTCTTCATCTTCTCTAAAGTCATCACCTTTTAATTTACTATTTCTAAAATAGTATTTACAATCTTCGGTAGTGACTACAACCATATCAAACTTTTCACCTTTTTCATCAGTTTCTTCCCAAGTTCTTAATAAACCTATCTTTTTAACTGGTGTAGAATAATCATAAATAGCTATTGTTTGTCTTGCGTCAACATTTGCATACACTATTTCATTATCTTCATTTTCATACCAAATACCATAACCAGCCGACAAATCATTATAACTTTGTATTAAATTATAATAAAAAAAGGAATCATCATTGTAATTCCTTATATAATCAATAAATGTTTGATATTCTTTTCTATCATTGTCTTTGGCATTGAATAATTTATTAAATAATTTAGTTAAAATAGCTTGTTTTTCTTTCGTTGGCATTTCTTCTACTTGATATATAGGAGCTTTACCTCCGGCATATCCATTTATCATATTTGATATAGCAAATTCAAACGCCACTTTAGTTTCTTTATCGTTTTCAGCTACCAAACCTGATGGACTATTTTTTCTTACTTTCATTCTATATAACTTTTTTCTTTTATTCCATTCAGGCTTAGCTGATTCTAATATTGTAGCTATATTTTCAGCTTTAGTTATATATTCTTTATTATATTGTAGCATATCTTATACCTCCTTTTATGCTGGTTTAGTGCTACCAAAAGACGCTCCTCTTTCTCCAACCGTCTTATCGTAAATACCAGCTAATACATCAGCTCCATCATCGTGAGCATTTTTACCTTTCTTTTGATACCTAGTAATGTGTTTATAAAACGCTTCCCATCTTTTATTCCAATTAAATGGAAAATGTATATGTTCCATAACCCAATAACTAGATGATAATATTCTTGATTGCTTATTAGCTGTTTGAGTAAATGGTTTAATAACACATTTATTTGATTTATATTTTTCTTTTAATATTCTCTTAACATTTCTAGCAAAACCTCGTCCACCATTGTTGGATTCAATGTATGCTAGATTAACATTGTTTCTATAGAGAATATCAGCACATTCCTCCTCGGTTATTTCCATACCCTCATCAGTAAATAAAACATCTAAAATATATGGTTCTTTATTAAGTAATCCATATACAGCACAACATAAGAAGTCATCTCCAGTATCAGCTGTATCAACATAAGCGTATATTGTTCCAAATCCGGGACTAACATCGTATGTCTTTAAGTTCTTGTATAGACGACCTTTTTCATCAATACATTTTTGATTATAGTTGGCTTCTACTATTTCTTCACTCATCTCTTGAGTTTTGAAATCAAAGTCAGCTCTATTTAATACTTCTTCACATAACATAGATCCATCATCTTGAATAGCTCTATAATTAATGTGAATACAATCATCTTTATATTTATCTAATACAAATCCAGCTAAGTCATTTGTAGCCCATCTAGTCATAACTATTATTATCTTAAAGCCTGTTTCAGTTCTTGATAACATAGTATCAGTAAACCAGCGTTGGTGCTTTTCTAATAGTTCTTCGTTATAAGCTTCTTGTACTTCTCTTATTAAGTCATCTATTATCATTAACTTACAACCAAAACCAGTAGCTGTACCCTTTGGAGATGTTGCTAAATAGTTAGCTTCTTCACTTCCCTCTAAAGCCCATTTTTTCATCGAAGCTTCACCATACTTAACTTTTACATTAGGAAATATTTTATTAAATATTCCGTCCTCTTCTTGTATAGCGTCCCTTACAGCTTTAGCAAAAGTTCCGGATAGTATTTCATTATAACTACCGGTCATTATCTTATAGTGTATATCTCTACCTAAACACCATTGAACAAATAATGTAAGAGTTCTACTCTTTCCGTGTCTAGGTGGCATATTAACTACTAATACCTTTTTAGGAGATAATAAAAAGTCTTGTAATTCATTACAAAACTCTTTTAAATACTTCCTACCCTCCATATAAAAGTCAGGAGCTTTTATTTTACAATATTCCCAAAAGCTACGCCTAGCTAATTCATATCTTGCTTGTTCTCTTACATATTCAGGTATTACCACTTTTAATCACCAACCAATTTTCGTAATTCTTCCTCACTTAAATTGGCGTATGGATTAACTATATTATTATTTATTGTAGGAGCTTCATCTTTGAACATTCCTAAATACTTACCTAATAATTCAAGAGCTTTCATTTTGTCGTATGTTTCAACAGCAAAACCGGACTGAGTTTTCTTATATCCTGATATTATCTTTTTTGTTTTATCATCTAATTCATCAGTTTCAGCAAAAATAACATTATCTTCATAATATTCTACCTCAGTACCATCTTCTTTTCGTTCTAATATCTTATTTCTAACATTTTTGCTTATCTTAGTTCTATCAGTAAAAGCTATTGTAAATAATTCATTAACTATATCTTCTATCTTAACTATAGCTTTTTCTTCTACTTTGTCTTGTAGTTCACTAATATAGTTTTTTATGTTAGCATTTGTTAGCAATCTACTAGCATTAGTTCTAGCTGTTTCTTCTTTCTTACAGGTCTTATATACATTTAGATAAGCCTGTGTTCCATTCATACCTAATTTTAAATATTCTTGGCAAAACAGCTTTTGATTATTACTTAACGAGGTCATTACCCATCACCTCCAATTATTCCACCTTTAGCTAAATTATTTAGATTTATTTCTATAGGTATTTTATTTATTGCTTTACCTATTTCATTTATTATCTCAGTATTATCTTTAATACTAGCTTTAGCCACTTTTACTTTAGGAGAATTAATAGGATCATTTATTGGATCGTTAGATTGTCTATCAAATATATTTACATCTACACCTATAGAATCAATACATTGTAATTCTATAAACACGCCTAATATCTTTTCAAATTGTATAGCTATCCAATCAGTAAGTTCCTCATTTCTAGCCCAGTCACAATTCTCGGCTAGTCCACTCTCGTGAATAAAAGCGTGTACTAATTCGTGTCTAAGGACTTTCTTTTTATACCAGTCTATATCATCTACACTACTTTCATCTTTGTCAAAGTTGGCTACTACAATTCTTTTAATACTAAAATCGGTAAAACCATCACACTTTTTTAATTGTGGATAATCTTTTTCTTCTGCGTCTTTTATTACTTCGTATTCCGTTCCAAGTATTTTTACTTTCATATCTAACACCTCTTTTCTCTAGTGCTAATTCTTCCTCACACTTTTTATTTCTAGGACATAGCTTACAGGATTCACTATATCTCATACACAACCCCAAATAATTCTTTTCTTTCATAGAATTACCTCTTATTCTTCTTTTCTAATCTTTTTTCAAGCCATTCTATAAACTCATCTATATTATTGAGGATAAGAACCACCGCTAAAAATAACATTTCTAACACTACCAATATTATTGCAACTATTGTATTTAACATATCTTATCACCCACTTTTTAAACATAATAAAAGGAACTATCTCTTGAAATGCATCCCTTAAAGTAGACATTAATAAAAAAGAGGGACTACAAAAATATGATAAAATACATTTCCGAAAGGAGGTGTATTTTTATTATGGCAACAAAA